CGAGTAAAATAATATTTGACATATTGTCAGAAAGGATCTAAAATATGTACTGTTTTAGATAGGAGAAAAAAATTGTTACGAAGGATTAGATTAAAAACAAAACTGAGAACAAACCCCATGTTTGCTAAAAAATATTATGGGGATCTTGTGCAGCTAAGAAAGGGATTGCCTAGAAATCTACCCTGGGAGAGCTTTCAGAACGAAGTTATACCTCTAGCGAAGAGATATAATGTTAAACCAAAGCATATCCTCAGAGATATGCACTATCACACAGAGATTGTTCTTAAGTGGACAGAGTTGTGCGAATTTGATAAAGTGTCAGCTTAAAATAAATCTTGACTTATTTTGGTATATCCATTATAATAGTATTTTTACAGTTGAGGTGAACGATGGCACGAGTTAAGAAAAAAGACCATGAGAACTTAAGTGACAATAATATCCGTAAAGTTATTACGTTGCTAAGTTCTTCACCTGCTATAACTAAAAAACAAGCCTGCGAAATCCTAAATATCGCCTATAATACAACTCGTCTTAACAGGATTATAGAAGGATTTGAGGAACAGCAGGACTTAGCAAAAAGGATGAAAGCGAAAAAACGCGGACAGCCTGCTTCTAAAGACGAGATGCGATACATTATCGAAGCATACATGGAAGGCGTCTCTATTACAAACATAGCTAAGGCCAATTATAGATCAAACGCTTTTGTAAAATCTTTGATTGCAAAAGTCGGTGTTCCGACAAGAGCTGTTGGAGAAGAGAAGCACTCAGTAGAGTATTTACCCGATGAGTGTGTTTCAGAAGAATTTGCAGTAGGGGAAGTTGTCTGGTCAGCTTATTATCATAAGCCAGGTAAAATTTTGAAAAGACTAGATGATAACAAGTATGTCCCCAAGTATGGTACGCCTTGCTATGACTTGTATATCTTTGAGGAAACTGAAGGATATACGAAAGGAGGCTTCTATGCTTCTTCAGCAGCTTATGATCTTGGTAAGCTGTCCCATTTAGAAGAATACGGAGTAACTCTTGGTTCGTGATATTTTACTATGGTATTTTCTATTTAGCCTAATCACTGCTACAGCAATCACTTTCAGAACTTGGCAGTATGCAGTAGCAGTTAAAACTCTTGGTTCGTTCCTTGATTGGTTAGTTTATTTAGGAGTTATTTTTATTGGAACATTTTTATTCTCACCGATGTTTTTTGTTATCTTCATTTTCAAACCTGAAGTGTATAAAAAAGCGGTAATAACCCATCTCTTTAAGGAGTAATTTATATGGCTTGGGATGATGACAAGCGACAAGCAGCAGTAGACGCATATCTGGCAGCGGAGCCTACACCAGAAAACAGTGCTGATATTGTAAAAGACATTGCAGAAGAATTGGACGAAAGCCCTAACGGTGTTCGTATGATTCTGACTAAAGCAGAAGTCTACGTTAAGAAGGCTCCAACTGCAAGTGCAAAATCTTCTGGTAGCACTGGTGGCGGTACACGAGTATCAAAAGCCGCTGCTGTCGAGCAACTCACTTCCGCTATTCAAGATGCGGGACAAACTGTAGACGAAGATATTGTATCTAAACTTACAGGTAAAGCTGCTCTTTATTTCACTAACATGATTAATGAAATAAACCAGTAACACGAAAGCTGGGCGGCTCTCGCCGCCTGGCTCTCCTGCATCTAAAATTCTTACCAAAATAGCCGCGAAGAAAGAGGTTTCTTACTAAGCTGTTGGAGTAAGATGTGAAAAAAGAAGAACTGCGAAAGCGTTTAGAAGATGCTGGAGATGCTGTTATAACCTATAAGAGCGCACAGTCGAATAAGACAAAGTACAATATCTGTACTTTGGATTTCTCTACGCCTTATATTCAAGAGAAGAATAATAGGGCAAAAGAGACAGAAGATACTCTTCTGATGTTCTGCTGGGATACTGATTCTTATAGACTTATGAAAACAGACAGAGTAAAGTCAGTAGTTCCTTTGGCCAAAATCCTGAGGAATGACCCAAATGTCTGAAGAAGTATACTCTCGAATAATCTTTCAGGAAGATCATAAGCAATTTCGGATGACCGTTTCAGAGTTCAGAGGAGTGGAGTATTTACACTTTAGGGAATACTATCAAGACTTTGACGAAGAATGGAAGCCGACAAATAAGGGTGTTCATATGCCCTTAGGCATTGATACTTCAAAAGAACTGTTTAGTGCTATGTCAGAGATACTTTCTCTTGCAGAGAGTAAGGAAATTATTGAGGAATATTTTTCGGAAGTTATTCGTGACTGTTACCAAAAATAAACTTGACTTTCCTTGCTCTTTGCCTTATAATAGTATTTTTCATCAGGAACTTTAATGAAAGAATTACTTGATAAAGCATCAAAGGCTTACTACGAGGGTGAGCCTATAATGAGTGACGAAGAGTTCGATCGCTTAGCCCAGGAGCAGAATTACCTGCAAGTTGGCTATGAGACAGGCTCTAGGCATGAGCATTATAAAAGAATGTATAGTCTACAGAAGGTATATCAGGGAGAGGACTCTCCTTTCGATGTGTCTACTGGCCCAGTAGTTGTAACTCCAAAACTCGATGGAGCTGCAATCTCTATCCTTTATAGGGATGGAAAACTCTTGTACGCCCTCACACGAGGTGATGGTGTAGCTGGCATAGACATTACAGAGAAAGTGTCTTATCTTGTACCTACGAGTATTGAACTAGCTGGTATAGTTCAAATTACAGGCGAAGTTGTGTGCCCTCGCACATTGCCCAACGCCAGAAATCTGGCTTCGGGTTCTCTGAATCTCAAAGATATAGAGGAATTTCGCTCTCGACCACTTAATTTTATTGCGTATGACATCTATCCGTACTTACACGATCGTTGGTCATCCTGTATGACAGCCCTCACACAGCAGGGTTTTAGTACAGTTTTGGACAATGACTGGAATGAGTATCCTCATGACGGTAAAGTATTTCGTATAGATAATGTTGAAGAGTTTACGAATCTCGGATACACTGCCCGACATCCTCGTGGCGCATATGCACTAAAAGAACAAAAAGAAGGGGTAGTGACAAAGCTACTTAAAGTTGAGTGGAATGTAGGAAAGTCCGGAGTAGTTACACCAGTAGCAATTCTTGAGCCTGTGCTTGTAGATGATGCTATGGTATCTCGTGCAACTCTACACAACTTTGCTTTTATTCAGAGCATGAATTTAGAGATTGGTTGTGATGTTGAAATCATCCGGTCTGGGGAAATTATCCCCAAGATTTTGAGGAGAGTAGATGGACTTTGAACAAGATAATGTACTAGCTTTTTTGGGCATTGTATCGACAAAAGAGGACTTTCGTCCTGCTGTGTCGGTCAATGCACCTTTCTTTCTTCTTACTCCAGAGTTACGGGAAGCTACCCTCGATAAGTGGATAGAAATTCTTACTAACTGTAAGGAAGAAGATCTCATTCAGTCTCTCTCCGAGGATGTTTCCATCGGAGAGATGGCTGTCTTAGTACACGAAGAACCAGTCGAAAAGCGGGATATTCCAGATAATGTAGTAATATTTCCAGGGCCTACTAATGACTGGGGTTTATAATTATACCTATTTCAAAAATCATCCAGAGGAAAAAGACAAAGATGGAGTTCTCTATTGCGTCATTCTGGTTGATAGAGAAACAAATGAGCGAGAATGTCTAAAGATAGGAATCGCTCAGGGTAAGAACTGGAAAAACGTATTAAAGAGAAGTCGAGGCTTTAACGGCTATGATATTCGTATCCAAAAGACTTATCACGATACTATTTACAATTGTTGGTGCCTGGAGCAGGCTTTGCATAAAGAGTTCCAAAAGTACCACTATAAACCGAAGAAAAAATTTGGCGGACATACAGAGTGCTTTCAAATAAAAAAGGAAATAATTCTAGCTGTACCATCAAAAAAATAATTCTTGACAATGTAGGTCAAATCACTTATAATATATATTCTTTCAGTGGAGATACAAATTCTTGAAAATTGAAGCCCCAACTAATTGCCCAAGCTGCGACTCTGATCTGGTTTGGAAAAAAGACCTTCTTTTTTGTATGAATGTATCCTGCAAGGGTCAAGCAACACAGCGTGTTGAGAACTTTGCTAAAGTGCTGAAAATCAAGGGCTTAGGGCCAAAAGCTATTGAACGGTTAGGCTTGACTGGCATTCTCCAGATATATGACCTGACCGAAGACTACATAGCATCTGCTCTAGGTTCTGAAAGGCTTGCAGCTAAACTGTATGCTGAAATCCAAGCGTCTCGTAGCGCAACGCTACAGGATTTGTTGCCAGCGTTTTCTATTCCGTTGATCGGAAAAACAGCCGCAGAAAAGGTTTGTGGGGCAATCTCGCATATTAGCGATCTTTCTACGGCAGTCTGTATTGAAGCAGGACTAGGCCCAAAGGCTACCGAAAATCTCATGGATTGGTACTATGAGGAATATCTGGATGGATTTCATTTTCTGCCCTTTTCTTTTGAGACACAAGCTAAGGCTGTTTCTTCTGAAGCGAGAGGAGTTGTTTGTATTACTGGACGATTGAGTTCAGTAAAAACAAAAGCAGAAGCTGAGAAACTTCTAGTAGGTGCGGGCTATAGTGTAAAAACTAGCATTACAAAGGATGTAACTATACTGCTCAACGAAAGCGGGATGGAATCCGCAAAAACTAAAAAAGCCAGAGACAATGGTGTCTCTATTTCTAACAATCTTTTTGATATAATTTGAGGTGAATTAATGGCACTTCCTAAGTGGACTGACGAGCGCACTGACGCTCTTACATCATTCGTAGGCGATGAAGCTCCGGTTTCTCAAGCTACGGTTCGTGAAGCTGCTGAGCAGCTTGAGACAACCCCTAAGTCTGTAGCAGCGAAGCTACGCAAAATGGGATTTGAAGTAGAATCAACTGCTTCTGCGGCTTCTCGCAAGTATACTGCTGAGCAAGAAGCTACTCTGCAGCAGTTTGTTACTGACAACAGCGGAACCTATACTTATGCTCAGATTGCTGAAGCATTTGAGGGTGGAGCTTTCTCTGCAAAGCAAATCCAGGGTAAGCTGCTGTCTATGCAACTGACCGAGCACGTTGCTCCTACTCCAGCGCGTGAGACTCCTCGTACTTTCAGCGAAGCTGAGGAAGCTACTTTTGTTAGCATGGCTAACGATGGTGCTTTCTTGGAAGACATTGCTGAAGCTCTTGACCGAAGCGTCAATCAAGTTCGAGGCAAGGCTCTCTCGCTCCTTCGTTCTGATGCGATCTCTGCAATTCCTGCACAACGGGAAAGCAAAGGAACCAGCCGCGTTGACCCTCTCGAAGGTGTTGATGTTGCTTCCATGACTGTTGAGCAGATTGCCGATGAAATCGGTAAGACCGCTCGCGGTGTCAAGACGATGCTGACTCGTCGCGGCCTGACTTGTGAAAACTATGATGGCGCAGCAAAGGCAGCAAAGGCTGCTGCTAACTAATTAGTTAGTATTCATGCTACCCCAAGCTGGGAGGCAGGGTTTTCCTCCTCCCAGCTTTTTCGTGCTCATTTGTTCAAGCGAGGAACCTATAATTGAACCTGTCTAGTATTCTACTCAAGTCTGTAATCGCGAATTGCGATATGGAAACGTGGGCGGAATGCGAGAAGCACTATTTTCCCGCTGAGTATGTATCTATCTGGAATGTTCTGGACAAATATGTACAAGAGCACAACATTCTCCCCTCCTTTGAAGCACTACAACTTTCTATCAGGGATGGCAATCTCCGACAGAAGTTTAGTTCACTCGAACTTTCTGAGTCTATAGATATAGACGCACCCACTCTACTGGAATACTTGAAGAATGAGTATGTACAGATAGAGGCTATGTCACAACTAGATAATTATTTGGATAATATAGTTGCTGTAGAATCTGCTGCTGAAAGTATAGAAGCTCTACAGTCTATAGTTATGGATTTAGAAGAGAAAGTCGATGTCAAGTCCCGTTCTGAAAATATGCAGAAGATGGACTTGATGGCTACAGAAGAGGATCTCCAAAGAAGTCTTCCACTATCCCTCAACACCGAGTACGACCAGCAGCACAAGTTTCTACCAACAGACCTTATTCTTATTGGTGGACGCCGTGGAGCAGGCAAGTCGCTTACTTGTGCTAATGTCGCCACTAATATGTTTGCAGAAGGCAAATCGTCTATCTACTTTACGATAGAAATGACAGCGCAGTCAATCATGCAGAGATGCTGTGCGATTGCTACAGGAGTTCCAGCAGGTCACCTCAAGAACGGCAGTTTGACCTGGGACGAATGGATACGAGTAGCAAAGTGGTGGTCGTCTCGGTTTGAGAATAGTGAGAGGGCTTATACAAATTGGCTAGACCATAGAAACTTTCGACAGTTTCATCAAGAAGTAAGTCTTAATCCTCTCAAGCCACATCAGCTTGATATTGTATATAACCCTTCTCTATCTCTTGCAAATATAAGAACAGAGCTAGATAAAAAGATGAGAAAACTAGAGCCTCAAGTAATTATTGTAGATTACATTAACCAGGTTAAACGAGGTCATGCAGTTAGTAATAGAATGGGTCAATATGACTGGACAGAACAGATAGAAGTAAGTAAAGCTCTGAAAACTTTTGCTCAGGAATACAATGTTCCTGTGATTTCTCCGTATCAGATTGATGCTAGTGGAGAAGCTAGATTTGCAAAAGGTATTCTGGATGCTGCGGATGCTGCTTTTGTACTCAATGCACACGAAAAGAAAGACAATGCTATTACTTTTGAGTGTACGAAGATGAGAGACGGCGATGACGAAGCTAATTTTACTTCAGTAATGGACTGGACTTCGCTGAAGATGGGCCCAGAAACTGCTGTAATATCCCAAGAGGGTGAATCAGAAGAAGATGTTTATGAGGATATTGCATGAGCCAAGTAGAAGAACTATTACAAAAAGAAAACATAAAGTATAGAATTTCTGGGAAGGATGTTCTTGTTCGATGTCTAAACCCTGACCATGATGATACTAATCCATCTATGAGAATTGACAGAATACTTGGAGTATTTAATTGCTTTTCTTGTGGATTCAAAGGAAATGTATTCAAACACTATGATGCAGAGATAAGCATTCTTGGTATACAGAGAGAAAAACTAAAGAGGAAGATAAATGAGCTACGAACAACAGGAGTCGGACTCCGAATGCCAGAGGGAGCGACACCCTTTCATAGAGATTATAGAGGAATCTCTGCAGAAACTTACAGTCACTTTAATGCTTTTTGGAGCTTTAGTTCTGATTATGTGGGTAGGATCAATTTTCCCATAACAGATACAAGTGATAGAATCGTAGCATTTATTGGTCGAGACGAAGCAGGCACACTAGATACTAAATATAAAATTAGTCCCCCAGGAGCAAAGTTACCTTTGTTCCCCAAAGCTCGCCCACTTCAGGGGCGGGTTATTCTCGTCGAGGGAATATTTGATATGCTGAACCTTTATGACAAAGGTCTAACAAATGCAGTGTGCTGCTTCGGTGTAAATAGGTTTGACAAAGACAAATTCGAGCTTCTCAAGATTTCAGGAGTCACTGGCCTAGATCTTATGTTTGATTCCGATGAAGCGGGTAAGAAAGCTAGTGACTCCGTAAAGAAAGTTGTCGGAGACTTTCATGTTCGTACAATTAATCTAAAGTCTGGAGACCCTGGTGACCTCACGCAGAGGCAAGTTGATGGATTGAAGAAAAAATTATACTTGACAAATTGACAGAATTATTATATAATATATTTTTTCGTATAGAGAATAACTATGAAAGTTGCACTTGTTGAGGCTAAACCCTCCCGAAATCAGTACAGAGAGTTTACTTTTCCTTTTGATAGGTTTGCTCTCTGTTCCGACCCAGCCGTCAAAAAAGTCCTAAAGAAAGATGTCGATCTCGATATGGATGCTAGTGACTACGATTGGGTTATTCTGATTGGCTCCGAGCCACTCAAACATTTCACAAAGGTAACTCAGATTACTGAGTATGCCGGTACACTTGTGGATGACAAATTCCTTCCTACTATTAACCCTGCAATGCTTAAGTTCAAGCCAGAAGCCAAGAAAACTTGGACTGACGCTTTGGATAACATTCTTGGTTATATTAGTGGGGACAAAGTAAAAGCTGAGATTGACCCAGAAAGAATCTATGGTATACAGGATTCACAGAAAGCAATTGACTATATTCAAAAATGCCTAGACTCCAAGTATGATTTCTTTGGTGTCGACTCAGAAACCTCCGGTCTTTATCCGCGTAATGGACACATTCTCGGTATCAGCTTGAGCGCTGAACCCGATAGTGGTGTTTATATTAATGCTGATTGTATAGACGAAGCTGTAGAAGAAAAACTTCAGGAACTCTTCAATCTGAAGCGTCCTGTATTTCACAACGCAAAGTTTGACGTTCCTTTCTTCGAGTTTCATTTCAACTTGAAAATTCCTACGTTTGAAGATACAATGCTGATGCACTATGTTATCGACGAACGTCCTGGCACACATGGTCTCAAGCAGTTGGCTATGAAGTACACTGACTATGGAGATTATGAGAAACCTATGTACGATTGGATTGATAAGTACAAAAAATCCAACGGTATTCTCAAGGATGATTTTCGCTGGGAATGGATTCCATTCGAAGTTATGCAGGACTATGCAGCAATAGATGCTCTAGTAACATTTCTATTGTTTGAAAAGATGGAAACTGCTCTCAAGAAAGGTAATCCAAACCTTATGCGTGTCTATCAGGATATTCTTAAGCCTGCGTGTCAGTTTCTTATTGATACACAGGATAATGGAGTTCCCTTCTGCAAAGACAGGCTGGTTCGTAGCCAGTCTCTTATGGCAGAAGAAATCTATAAAGCAGCAGAGATTCTCTCAAACCATCCAGACGTAAAACGGTTTGAGCAAGACCAGGGCAAACCATTCAATCCCAACAGCGTAATTCAGCTTCGCAAGTTGCTGTTTGACTATGTAGGTCTAGAACCAACTGGTATTAAAACCGGTACTGGTGCAGATTCTACAAATGCTGAAGTTCTTGAAAAACTCGCCCTTGTGCATGAAATACCGGAGTTGATTCTCAATGTCAGAAAGAAAAGTAAAATCAAAAACACCTACCTTGACAAAATTATCCCTCAATTGGATAGAGACAGTAGGCTCCGTACTAATTTTAACCTTCATGGTACTACTAGCGGTCGTCTTTCTTCTAGTGGTAAGTTGAATATGCAGCAGATTCCTCGCGATGATCCTATCGTGAAAGGCTGTATTCGTGCCCCTGAAGGTCGTAAAATTGTTGCGATGGACTTAACAACTGCCGAAGTATATGTGGCAGCCGTTTTGTCTGATGACTTGGAGCTACAAGACGTGTTTCGTCAGGGAGGCAACTTTCACTCTACTATTGCACACAAGGTATTTCGTCTGGACTGCCCAGTAGAGGATGTTGCAGAATTATATAGTGGCTATCGTCAGGCTGCAAAAGCTGTTACTTTTGGTATCATGTATGGTGCTGGCCCGCAGAAGATTAGTGAGCAAGTAACAAAAGACGGTGGCAAGTTAAGTGTAGAAGAAGCAAAGCAAGTGATCAAAGAATACTTCAATTCATTCTGGAAGCTAGAAGAATGGATTAACAAGCAGAAAAAGTTGATTGAAGTAAATGGTCACTTGTACTCTTTCTTTGGCCGTAAGCGTCGATTGCCTGATGCGAAGTCAGAAGATCGGGCTACGAAGAGCCATGCTATACGCAGCGGTCTCAACTTTCTCGTTCAGTCTGCCGCTTCAGATATTAATCTTCTAGGAGCTACAGAGGCGAATCAAATAGTAAAAAATCGAGGACTCGATGCTAATATATTCGCTCTAGTACACGACTCCGTACTAGCTGATGTTGCTCTCGATGATGTAGAAGAATACTCAGATATTCTTCGCGAGTGCATTCAACGTGACCGTGGAATTTATATTCCAGGTAGTCCTGTTGGTTGTGACTTCGAGATTGGTGATGACTACTCAATGGGTAAGTTTGAGAAAGTATACGGCTAGAGATGTTTCCAGAGTTCGATTATCTGCAAGTACATCGTCGAGTCCGTTTTCCAGTATACATTTTAAGCAGTGAGAACGTATACTTTGAGGACGGACTACTTTTTCTGAATGGAAAGGTACTCGATGATACTAATCAGGCTGGAAATAGTTTGGGAACGAGGAGGTTGCAGACTCCTCACCTCACTGCTAATATAGGAAAAGCAATACTGAGCTTTATTGGACTTATAAACTGTAAATCAACAAAGTTTATAGATAGTAAAGGGTTTTGCTTTTCTTATATTAAAACAAAAATTTGCAGTGTGGAATCCAGAAAAATTACTCGTAAGATTTCTAAAGGAACACACACAGTCATATTAGCAAAAGGCATAAATTGTTCTTTTTCTATGGACTACTATCCTCATGCCGAGGAATGGGCACAAATTCTTATGTTAGATGGACTGCCCTGGAAGCTGCTTAGCGTAAGCGAAAAAGAAGCAGCTACGTTCAAAAGGAAGATATAGATGGCTCGAAAGAGGCAAGATCCTTTAAGTAAGCTCAATTTCATACTTCAAGAAATTGAACCAATAACAAAAACACAAGTAAGAGTGTTTGAATCAGAGAAAAATCTACTGTTACATGGTTGTGCTGGAACAGGGAAAACTTTTATTTCCATGTATCTCGCTTTAGACCATCTATTCAAAAAAGAATACGGTAAAGTAACTATTATAAGAAGTGCCGTACCTACAAGAGAAATAGGATTTTTACCTGGCACAGAGGATGAAAAAGCTAAGGTCTACGAGATTCCATATGCAGGAATCTGTAAGCAACTGTTTGATAGGGGAGACGACCCTTACGAGCAGTTAAAAATGAAGGGAGCTATAAGATTTAGAACTACCTCTCATATTCGAGGGGACACCATAGAGGATGAAGTTATTATTGTAGATGAATGTCAAAATATGACGTTTCATGAGCTTGATAGTATCATTACTCGATTTGGCAATAACTGTAGAATTATTTTTTGTGGGGATTTTCTACAATCTGACTTAGGTAATAAATCTGGAATCGGAAACTTTATGAAAGTATTGGAATCTATGCCGAATGACTTTGATTTTATTGAATTTGGGCTGCAGGATATAGTAAGGAGCGATTTAGTAAAAAACTACTTAATAGCTAAACATAAGTTGCAAATATGTTAAAATTATTCAAAAGTATTAAAAGACTAGAAGAATTAGAAAAGAGAGTGGATAAGCTCGCGCAACTTCTTGAAGAGAACGCCAGACTAAGTATTGAGGCATCTAAAGAATTTCACAAGAAACAAGCAGAGCTAGAAAGCAAACTACTAGAGTATTATGAAAGCCGTAATATCGAATAGAATATACTTAGACCCTGATCCGGATTTATTAGTAAAGCTGGAGAAGGCTCTTACTTATAGAATCGAGAGTTATCGAGAGGATAAGCCGCCTACGATAATTAAGAATCTTAGAAAGATTACAGGCGCTGTTTGTTCTATTCCTGTGGGCAGGACTGACCTCATACCAAAAGAGGCAGAAATAAAAGATAAACGTCAAGATATACCTGTAGAGTTTCCAGAATTTAAGTTTACTCTAAGACCCGCACAGCAAGAAATATATGACCAAGTAGATGGGAATTGTATTATTAATGCAAACGTGTCTTGGGGTAAAACTTTTTCAGGTTTAGCTATTGCAGGCAAACTTGGCCAAAAGACTCTAGTTATTGTTCATACAATTGCTTTGAGAGACCAGTGGGCAAAAGAAGTAGAAAAAGTATATGGTATAAAACCTGGGATTATTGGTAGTGGTAGATATGAGATAAATGCTCCTATAGTTATAGGAAATACTCAGTCTTTATATAAAGTAAAAGATAATCTTTCAAAAGAGTTTGGTACTCTTATAGTAGACGAGTGCCATCACATACCTGCAAATACTTTCAATAGACTAGTTGATAGTAGCTATGCGAAGTATAAGATAGGACTATCAGGTACTTTAGAAAGAAAAGACGGAAAACACGTAATACTTCAAGATTACTTTGGCAACAAGATTTTCCGACCTCCGGCGGAAAACTACATGAAACCTAGTGTGGATGTGATTCAGTCTGACATTCGTTTTATGGATGGAGGAAAGACGCCTTGGGCTCTTCGAGTAAATGATCTTGTCAAGCAGGAGGCATATGGTGAGCTTATCTCCGTACTGGCAGCAGTATATAGAAAGAAAGGGCACTCCGTACTTCTTCTCTCTGACAGAGTATATTTTCTGCAAAGAATAAAAGAAACTCTTGGAGAAGCAGCCGTTCTCATCACTGGTGAAACAAAAGATAGAGAAAAGCCCTTAGGAAAAATTAACTCAGGAGAAATAAAAATACTATTAGGAACTCAGAGTATTTTTTCAGAAGGTATAAGTGTGAATCCACTAAGCTGCTTGATTCTTGCTGCTCCAGTAAGTAACATTCCTCTGCTCACGCAGCTTATTGGCCGTGTAGTCAGAGAGCATCCAGGAAAGATAGACCCTGTAATTGTTGATATAAACCTAAAAGGAAAGACGGCTGAGAGGCAAGCTCAATTAAGAATGGGACACTACCTCAAGGAAGGTTACAAAGTCAATACAATTAAAGTATAGAAAAATATTACTTGACATAATTTGGTCTTTTGTTATATAATATATGTTCGTTCGCAGAAAATAGTATGATAAAGTACAACTGGCAAAAAGTCTACGCGACAGCAGAAGGAAAGTCTAGTAAAGTAGTAGATATTATACACTACATTACACACAGACCAGTGCCTAAAAATAATTACGATTTCTTAGCCAAGCGGCTAGGATTGATTGATTGGGATGGAGATTCATTCTTACTCAATCCGAACGCAATATTCGAGAATAGACATCTTTACGAAGATAATGAGATAGCTGAGTATGTGGCCTTAGCAAGTTTCAGAAGCCTTTCCGAATATATAGTCACAAAACGCAAAACCTTGTCTGAACGGGACTGTCCCGTTGATACAGGGGAACTTCACAACAACAAGTTACTTTCTGTTCATAATGGAGAAATCTATTTTAAGTGGGAAGAAACTACTCATTAAAGGATACTTATATGAAATTTACTGATTCCAAAGGTTCTGCTCAAAAGAAGCAGTTAGATCAATACGAAATTAAGATGGGCGACAATGTTGTCCGTTTCTTTGGGGAACTTCTTCCTCGATACCTCTACTGGATAAAAGGAACCAACGACAAAAATATTCCTATCGAGTGCTTGTCTTTCGATAGAAATACTGAGTCTTGGGCAAACGCAGAAAAAGACTGGGTAAGGGAGCAATATCCAGATATTAAAGCAACTTGGTCTTATTCAGTCCAGTGTATTGACCCTGCTGATGGCAAAGCAAAAATCTTTAATCTGAAGAAAAAGCTGTTTGATCAGATTCTTGAAGCTGCCAAAGACTTGGGAGAC